GAGGATGCCTCCGACCTGCACCATGAGATCGCACCGCTCGAGGACGTGAACCTGATCGGTCAGTGCCCTGGGTGAGTGACTGTCGTGAGCGTCGAGAGCTGCGCAGAACGACAGGACGGGCGAGACGATCGCCCATCGCGTCTTCTTGATGAGGTATCGCAGCCACGCGCTCGCGACCGCGATGTTGTCGTGTCGCTTTACCAGCTCCTCGATGTGCTTCGCCGGGCCGATCGGATGCGACAGGTATACGAGCTGGATCGACATCGAGTTTGCGGTCACATCAGCTTGACGACGTGCTTCGCAGACTCGAGCATGATGACGAGGAACGCCGCGAAGAACACGAGGCGACCGATCTCGGCCAGCTTCGCGTTCGAGACGAGCGCGTACATCAGAACGCCGGCGAGAGCGAACAGAACGGGGATGATTGCGATCATGGTCTTCTCCTAGATGTATCGTGCGATGAGAGCAGACACGAGCGAGGCGAAGGCTACGGCGAGGACAGATCCCCACCACTTCCACGCGATCTTGCGCTTCAGCTTGAAGTCTTCCGAGCGGCTCTCGATGTTCGCCATCGCGCCGGCCTCCTGGACCTTGACGGTCGAGGTTACTTCGAGCTTCTTGTCCTCCAGGACTCGATCGAGCATGCGGGTCATGACCTGCATGAACGCGACGCGCTGCTCATCCTGGTCGGCCGACATCTCCTTCAGCTTCTCCATGATGCGCTCGCCCAGCTTCTCGATGTCGATGCCGAGATGGCGGATCGCGCGGTACAACTCCGCATCCGTCTGCGGTGGCGTGGAGCAGTCCTCCCAACTCTCGTAGTGGGATGACGCTCGCTTCGACGACACGAGTCCGCCAGCGGAGTCGCTCTTGCGTCGATCGCGATCGTCGAACGTCGGCTGTACGATCGGGACGCCGCGGACAGGCGATCGAGCTTTGACGTTGACATTCGCGCGACGCGGCTGATCCTGGTCGGTCGGCGGCATCTGCGACGGTATCGACCTCGGCGTCGGCAGAGATCGCGGTGTCGGATGTATCGGCTTCTTCGGGTCGTCGGGCACGTTACTTCCTCCCGGACAGCTCCTCGGTCCTCACGTAGCGACGAGCGGCCTCCTTCAGATACTCCTCCGCCAGATCCCGATCCTCCGGTATCTGGGATGCCGACGCAGCCGCGAGAGCGAACGACGCGTGGCGAAGCTTCTGAAGAGCCTCGCGCAGATTGTCGTCGACCGGCTTCGTTCTCGGTCTGTCGCTCACTAGTTACCTCGACCTGCGGACAGGACCTCGGTCAGCGTGACGTTGACGTCGTCGCTACCGCCGGTCTCGCGCGTGAACGCGACGCGGTCGTAGACGCCGAGGTCCCGGATGATGAAGTTCTGGCGACCAGCCAGACCCGTTCCGAGCGAGCCCTTCGAGACGTGACCGTACTGGTCCGAGTGAAGGCCCCACTTCTTCGTCGTCGGGTCGCGCCCGTGCACGAGGAGCGAGTACGTGTTCGCCGAGTCGGTACCTCCGGCGAGCGCCGTGGCGGTGATCTCGTCGGCGCCGACGAGGACCGTCGCAGCGGTCCCGGTCGTCTTCACCTGGATCAGCGTCGAGTCGGCGATAGCAGCTTCGACGTCCGCGACGGTGCTGACGCCGTCCTCGTAGTGGATGACGACCGCGAGAGCGTCGAGATCCTCCTCGATGGTCACACCATCGCCTGCCGCCGAGTCGGCCTGCGTGGCGACAGTGATCCCGTTGCCGTCGCCAGCGTGTAGCGACCGCGGCTCGACGATCGTGTCGAGCTGACCGGAACCCTCGCCGCCGAGGTCAAGCTCGGCGTCCGTCGGCGACGATGCGATGATCTCCGCCGACACGAGCCATCGGTCAGCGCGAAGAGTACCGGTGAAGCCGGACATCGCGATCCCCGCTCCGGCCGACGGCACCTCGTCGTCCAGAGCCTCCTGCACCTGACTCTTTCCCAGAAACGTCTTGTTCGCCATTGTAGTCCTTTCGAGCGAGCGCAGTTAGATCGGCATCGCCCTCACGCAGCGGGTCCGCCGACCTGTGGATACAGATCGACGTTGCTGGTCGAGATGTCCTTGATGACCAGGTCCGACGCCAGCTTGATCGTGACGTCGTAGATCCACGGGTCGTCGTGGCCGAGAGCCTCGAGCGCCTCGGTGTCCTCCGGCACGAACGTGACTGTGTACGCGCCGAGCGTCTGCGTCTGGTCCTCGACGACGATGCCGACGCGCCACCCTACCGGAGCCGGGTCGATCGAGGTCAGCTGAACGGTCGCCGGAACCTTCGCGTCCGCTCGCATCGAGAGTGAGATCTCCGCGTCGGTCAGGTCGATCGCACGCTGACGCTCGTCGCGGGCGATGCGCGTGAAGCTGTATGAGCTTCCGCGCACGAGTTGGATGTGGTGCGTTCTCAGCATCGGTCACTCCTGGTTCATCTCTTCGCCTGCGAAGAACTTGAGGTGGAACTTGTCCGTCCACCATCCGCCGTTCGGCAGAATGGTCACGATCAGGTCGTCGCCGTCCTCGACCACCGACGATTGATCCCTGAAGTTCGGTGCGAAGCCGTCCTGATCGTCGTAGACCCAGAACTTCAGCGAGTTCGATACGTAGCGAACGTGCAGCTCGCCTCCGCCGAACAGCGTCACCCGGGCGACCACTGGAGTCCAGCGCTGGAGTGGACCGTCGGTGATCTCGACGATGACACCGCCGACGCCGGCCTCGCTGATGATCCACGAGCCGAGCGTCGACGTGCTCGAGTTCGGTGTTCCGGCGCCGTCGGTCGCAGTGACGACGATCTTCGTGATGGTTCCCGGCCACTCGCCGGTGTCTGGGATGAGCGAGACCTCGATCAGCCCGGGTGAGGTCTGCGTGACCGTCGAGCTTGCATCGTAGTCCGCGTGGATCGCAGAGCCGTCCCAGATGGTGACGGTCGGACTCGCGACGAAGTGCGCGGTGATGGTGACGTCTGCGATATCGACCGACGACAGGTCGTTGACGTTGAACGTGATGGGATCCGTCGCGAGGATCGTCGACCCCTCGGCCGGCGAGATCGTATCGATGTACGGAGCGACGTCGTCCGCGACGACAATCCAGCTCCCGATGGTGGTGGAGCTGCTGTTCGGTCCGCCAGCTGTGTCGTCCGCCGCTACGACGATGCGAGAGATCGTCTTGTCCCAGACTCCGACGTCCGGAAGCAGCGAGATCGAGACGAGCTGACCGTTGGTCTGAACGATCGACGAGAGTGTGTTGTACGCGACATCGAGAGCACCGCCAGCGATCGCAGTGACGCTCGACCCGTCGATGAAGTGGATCGTCACGTCGACGTTGCCGATCAGTACACCGGTCGTGTCCGCGACCTCGAACGTGATCGGTGTCGTGGACGTCTCCGTACCGATGATCGTACCCTGAGTCGGGGTGATGTTCTGTACGATCGGTCCCGTCTGGTCGGTCGCCAGACCGTCCGCCAGACCGTCCGCGTAACCGTCCGCGTAACCCTCGGCGTACGGAGCTTCGGTCAGATCCGTCAGGTTACCGAGCAGCATGATGGACGCGATGCCGCCGACGTCGATCAGCGGATTGCCGCGGATCGAGAGCGTCCCGCCCGTTCCCAGCTTGCTGTCCAGCGGGATTGCGATCAGGTCACCGCGCGTGCGGTAGATCGTCGATTGCCACGGACCGAACTCGTGGATGAGGGAGCCGTTGAAGTGCAGGCCGACGCGGGATGCGATGAACGGCATCGACGTGTCGCAGTAGACCATGACGGATCGGAGGGTGATGCCGTTCACGGGCGTCGTGAACGTGACCGCGACCTGATTCGCAGTCAGATCGAGCGGTCGGTACGTCGCTGTCCAGAAGAAGCGCTGACCGCTGACGGTCCCGACAGCGAAGACCTTGAAGCGATAGACCTGAGGGTGGAGACCGTTGTTTCCAGAGCCGCTTCCGAGTGCATGGTCGTACGGCGTCACCTCGAACGAGATGGTGTCGTTCTCCGCCAGCTGGATACCGTCACCGTACTTCGGGGTCGTTGTCTCGGGGATCGCACCGTAGTTGTTCGCTCCCCACGCTCCTTTGTTGACCGTGAGGACGTCGTTCGACGGCTCGTTCGGCGTTCCGCGTCCCCAGACCTGCTGCTCCATGACAGAGGTCCCGTTGACCTTCATCACGACCTTGCCGCGAGGAGCGCTCTGCTCGATCGTCGGCGTGTTCGAGCGAAGATCCCACATCCCCTCCGGTGACAGCTGGATTAGCAGCTCGCTGGCGTATGTCTCGATGTTGTCCGGCGAGACGTACGACCAAAGCTCGGTCTGACCATCGTCTCGGTATGACTGCATCGCGATAGGAGCCGTCTTGTTATCGCCGTCGTTCGGATTCGGCGGATCGACGGTCGCGCCCGTCGCGAGCGAGTCGCTGTACCCTTGAAGCCCGGGTGTCGTGTTCCTGAAGACGGTCTTGCTGAGGATGCGATTGGTCACGCTAGAACCCCACGAGCGATCCGCACCACGTTCCGCTGATGAAGCAGTTGAACGTATTGCCGGAGGTGAGCCACTTGACTAGCTCCCCGTTGGTGAACTTAAGACCGTTGCTCTGGATGCCGTTGCTCCACGGAATGACGAGCGTGACCGCCTCGCGGTAGTGGCGAGCGATATATGCCTCGAAGACGTCCGTGTTGTTCACGCGCATGATGACCGGTGTGCCGGACTGACCGTCGAGAGGCGTGTGAGGATATGGGAACGCGCTGACGATCGCGCAGTTCCACATGACGTTCCCGCTCGGGTACATCTCTGCGATGACCTTCACGCCGGTGTCTGACGTCGTGAGACGGACACCGCCGGTCTTGAAGATTGGCGCGCTGCTGGACACTGATCAGCCCTGACCGTGGAAGCTCCCGACCCACTTCATGCTCGTCGCGCTCGCGGGCGTGACGATCCAGCGCACGACCTCCGAGCCGCTGAATGTGAGCCCGTTGCCCCACGGAATGACGACGATGCCGGGACGCGAGTCGACGTCCGTGTTCTGGATGCGCATCTCGGCCTCGTCGGTACCGCCGACCTGCATCTTGACGACGCCCATGTTGGACTCCGTCGCCGAGTACGTCGTCAGGTAGCCGACGACGATCGTGCACTTCCACGAAGTCGCGTTCGTCGGCGTGAAGCTGGAGATGACCTGATCGGCCGTTGTCGCTGTGGTCGTGAGACCGGCGTGCTGGAATGTCGCCATGTCACTTCACCTTCTTGTTGCTGTCGTCGACGACGGTCACGTCCGACAGGTGGTGCAGGAGCCATCCGTGACCGCCCGTCTCGAGGACGAATTTCTCGCCGTCCTTGGCCCAGACACAGGAGAAGTGGATGTTCTGGTAGATCTGCTCCTCCCACGACTTCCCGCTCTTGTCCTTGTACGAGATCGTGACGGGCTTCTCGCCGGGCGGAGCCCATCTGACCATCTCCTCGGTCTGCGTGTACTGCGCAGACAGTGCTCCCTCCGGGACGCCGTCCTGAGGTGTGTCGATCTTGATGGACTTCTTCATAGGGTCTGGTATACCTTTCCGTCGGCGCCGTAGATCTGGGCGTCCGGCTCTCTGTCGGTCATGCCCATCACGCCGACGTGGCTTCCCGTCCAGTGACTGATCGCGTATCCGCAGAGCCGAGGCTCGAACGGAGCGCACGCGAGAGGATGCTTCTCGAGGACCTTGTTGATGGTCGTGGTGAAGTCCTCAATCGGGATCTGGATGAGGATGCCCTTCGCCCCTCGAGCGAAGAGCTTTGAGATCTCGCGGCGAACGTCGCGCACGATGCTCGCCGGGACGAACTCCTCGATGTCGATGATCGGGAACCCCGACCTGGATACAGACCCCTTGAATCCTGGCATCATCCTCATGATCACCCCATACCGTGAAGCACGAACCACCTCGTGCGGCCGACGTTCGCGTCGCCAGCGACGTCGTACTGATACTCCATGACCAGACCGGCCAACTCCTGACCGAACTGATCGCCCTCGGCGACGACCGTCTGGTGCAGTCGGCCGGGACCGATCGAGTCGCCGTTCAGCCAGATCGGCGTCCCGATGCGCGTGCTGGCGACGCGCGTCCCGACGTCGCGGCTATTCTCGTCCATGAAGTGGAGCGCGTGAGCCATCGCCACACCCGGGCCGGACGTGAGTGGCTCGTAGATCTCCGTTGTGAGATCGCAGATGGTCTCGTAGCTGACACCGCCGAGACCGTTGTGATACATCTTCTTGAGTTTCGCCGTCTTGTTCGCGCCGGTCGTGACGATCTCACCGTACGTTTGCACGGCGACCAGTCGACCACCACGACCGGCGACTTTCAGCGGAGCGTAGGCGAAGCCAGCGGCCGCACCGGATCGGACTCGCCAGTTCGCGTCGTCGACGGTCCACGCGGTTCCGCCGGCTGCGACGTTCACCTCGTTGTAGTGGGTGTCGTAGACCTGGAGACCGCCGAGCGGCCATCGCATATCGCGGATGTGAGCGTCCGTGTGGACAGCGTTGTGGAGTGCAGGGACGTAGACCGCTGCGATCGGTACGAAGCCGGCGGTCGGCGACGGATACGCCGGTGTCCCGGCCGCGACACCCTGCTTGATCTGGAAGGTCGCCTGCGTCCGTCGAGCTTTGTTGAACGAGGCGGACATGACGATCGGGTTGACGCCTCCGGCGAGAGCGGTCGCCGGGATCGTATCGCCCGGGGATACGAGGATGTTCGCGCCGGTTCCTGGCGCGTCGACTTCGATGAGCGTGCTCGTGCCGATGGCGGTCTCGAGGTTCGTGACCGTCGTGACGCCGGTCTGGTAGTGGAACGTGACGGCGTTCCCGGACTCCGTCAGCGAGCCTACTCCTGCACCGTCGGCGACCGTGCGGAATGTGATGTTGTTCCCGCCCTTCCCGCCGACCTTCGCCTTGACGGTCGTGTCGATGTTGGACGACAGCGGGTCCAGGTCGAGCGTCGCGGCGACCGCGTTCTCGGCGAAGACGACGGTCTCCGCGTCCCGGTCGGTCAGCTCCAGCTTCATCTCGACCAGGTCGATGCGAGGGTTCGCCGCGTCCCCGACGGCGGTCGTGAGGGTGAACTCGCCGGCGCTCATCCAGTACGGGAGGAAGAGCGGAGTGGTGTCGTCCTCCTGGACGGTTCCCCACGACGAGGCTAGCTGGTTCGCCTGGATGATCGGTCCCGGCGTGCCGAGCACGAGCTGTCGCGCGCCCGCTCCGGCGATGACGTAGCCGTGCGACGGGAACGGACAGAACGCCATGTCGAACGGCGGATTGTCGTCCGAGAGCGTGTAGGACGCGTCCTCGGGGTCGAGCATGCCTCCGAGACCACCGTCCGGATTCTGGATGGCGTTCCTGATGCCGGGAAGACGGAACATGTCCAGGATCAGCATGTGGATCTGATGCTGGAAGAGGTTCAGGTCGTCGGCCTTGATCTGCTCGCCTGAGTTGATCAAGATCCTGCGGAATCCGTCGATGTTCGGCATCTATAGCTCCGTGTACTCGAAGACTGCGGTGACCTTGCCTGCTGACGCCTTCGACCGAAGCGCGTCCTCCGCAGCGGTCTTGACGTCTGCCGACGCAGGGATCAGTGCGATCACCATCCCGTGTCTCGGTCCCGCGAGCGCGTGCCAGCGGTCGAAGAAGCCGACCTCCCACAGATCCGAGTCCGCGTAAGCGGAGTCGCGTGGAAGCTCGACCAGAAAGACGCGCCCGACCGTGTCGGGATCACCGACGATCGCCTGGAGTGCGTCGATGATCGAGTTCGGTGTGACGGCCTTCGGTGGGTGACGAAGACGCTCGCGGAGAGGATCGTCCTCCTCGTCCTCCTGACGGCGGAGGTCGCGATCCTTCGCCTGCTGATCCAGGAACAGACCCGTGGACGTCGACAGGTTCGCCCCGGCGTTCAGCCGCTCGACCTCCTGCTTCGCGAGCGCCATCTGCGATGCGAGAGCGTAGGCGATGTCCTCGCCGAGATCGGTCGCGGTCAACTCCGACGGGATGGACCCGCTGTAGACCCGAACGAGATCGTCGATGTCGCTCATGGGAAGTTGATCTGTCCCGTCGTAGTGCGGAGAGCGGTGTTCGCCGCAGGAACGAGGTTCGCTGCTGGGGTGATGACGTTGACGCCAGTGATGCCCTCGCGATCGACGTCACGCGCAGCGGCGCTGATCATGTCGCGGAAGAGCGTCTCGCCCGGGTTGAGGCGACGGAGTCGGGATACGACCGCCTGTCGAACGCGATCCAGCAGAGCCGGAATCGACACGCCGACCTTGACCGTAAGCTCGAGATCGATGTCGACGTTGGACAGGACGCCGCCAGTGACATAGACGATGTCGCCCGCCGCTCGCCATCCGCCTCCGTCGTCGGCGCCGTTCTCGATCTCCTCGGTCACGGCATCGACCATCGCGTCGTTCGAGTTACCGTCCGAGTCTGCGACGTACATCGTCACGACGCCGACGTCGTCGACCTCGAGGCTGACGCGCGTGACGTTCGCGACCTGCTTCGCGCCGTAGATCAGCGCGGCCTTCGTGCCGCGAGCGAGGGTCAGGAAGAACCCACGAGCGCGATCCCGAAGGTCCTCGTCCAGCTCGACCTCCTCGCCTCCCGCGAGACGCGCCGAGTTGGTGACGACGATCGTCGAGTCGAAGATCGGGTCGAGGAATCTGGTGATCTTCGCCGACGCGATGTTGCCGCGAACGCCGGTCTTCTCGCACGTGATCGGCACGTCCGAGACCGACAGTGTCGCTCCTCCGAAGACCGCGTCCTCGTCGAGAGTGTACGACTGAAACTCGCCGGTCGCAGAGTCCGGGTCGGTCGCGACGCGCGTCCCTGCGAAGATGGTCCCGGCTCCGCCAGCGAAGGTCGGTCGCGAGAAGTCGGCCGTACCGATCGCCTCGGCGCCGAGGAACTTCTCGGTGCCGCGGTCGCGAGCGCGCTCGACCAGATCGTCTCCCTCGGCGCCGTCGAGGAACGTGGCTCGGAAGCGGCGGTTCGCGTAGGCGTCGACGGCAGTCGCCATGGACGCTCCGCCGGCGAGGATGGCGTCCGAGACGTCGCCCTCGAGGACGACCAGTGTCGGACGACGCGACTGGAGCGTCGCCCTACCAACGTCGTAGTAGTCTTGCCAAGACGGCATCAGGCGACTCCCGGTGGACGGATGATGATTCGGTCCTCGACCGAACCGTGGATGGTGTCGACGCGGACGAAGAGCGACGCACCGTTGTCACCGACGGTCGTCGACACTTCGAGGACCTGACGGACTCGTGGGTTCGCGAGCATGTTCGCGCGGGCGCGCCCGACCAGGCGATCCCGGACGGATCTGGTCGCTCCCTTGAAGAGCAGACCGCTGAGTCCGGCTCCCCACGTCGGGCGACGCGGGAACGAGCCTGGGTTGTTGATCAGCTCGCGGATGATGGACTGGCGCGCCAGCTGCGGACCGACCACCGTCGCGAAGTCTCCGTTGTCGGTCACTCGGAGATCGTAACCCTCGCCGTCGTCGATGGGTCCGAGGAAGATGTCCTCGCCGACGATCTCGAGATCGACCGAGTCCAGTCGCGTGTGGACGTCGAGCGATACGTCGAACTCGAAGTCGCTCACGCGACGGTCCCCGTTCCCGGCACTGTCGCGTCGCCAGCGGTGACGCCAGGAACGCTGACGGTCACCTGAGCTTCGGACTGGATGTAGTCGACGATCGCGTCGCAGACAGCCAGCCACGCGGTCTCGGCGTGCGAGGACATCTCGTGTCCGGTCGCAGCCTCCCACGCTGCCTTGACGGCAGCCTTCATTCCTGCTCCTGTCATCGCCATAGGGTCACTTCTTTGCGAAGACCTTGCTCGACGCGTTGCCGAGCGTGTTGTAGGTTTGACCCGTGAACGGGTCGACACCGGTCCCGACGACCACGCCCTCCGCCGTGATGCCGGTCTCGCTCGCGCTGCAGATGTTGACCTTCGTCCCGCGCACGACGACCTGACCGGCCTGGAGGTTCGTCGGTGGCGTTCCGTGAACGCCGACGATGTACGCATCGCCCTCAAACTCGCCGTTGTCGAAGTTGACAACAACCTCGGTTCCGAGCGGCGGGATGAACCAGACGCCGACCGCGTCCGTCCCGCCGCTGAGGTAAGCTCGAATGGGAACGTCGTGCTTCAGCGTGCGAAGGCTGATGCTGATCTGCCCGTTCTCCTCGTAGGCGAAGTGCTCGTCGTCCGGACCGGCGTCGTCGTGCAGGGCTACGATCGCAGCCATGCACCAGATGCGCTCGTCCCGAAGCTTGTCTCTAACTGCTGTCAGCGTCATGATGCGATCTTATCGTCGGCCCACTGGACCGCGCGAACCTCTCCTGCGAAGTTGACCGCCTCGATCTCGATCTCGATGCCCTCGTCGACTCCGTACGTGATGTCGGCGCGGTTGAAGTAATAGTCCTGCTTGAACAGGTCCAGCTTGTCGAGGTTGTTCGCGATGAAGTTCGCGACCTCGGTCTTGTACCCGAGCGAGCGGATGTACTCCGCGCGAGCGCCGGTGTCCTTGATTCCGCGGACGAACGTCTCGTTGAACGGGTCGAAGTGGACGCCGATCGCATCCCCAGGGCGGAGCTGGAGGACGTTGATCTCACGCTGCGGATTCTTCGCGTCCGGGATCAGCAGGTGCTTCGTGGCCAGCGAGTAGACCGTCTCGCCGCGACCCAGCTGATAGAAGCGCATCCTAGCGTAGCGCTCGAGCGCCTTGCGGTCGATGACGCCCTCCGGGGCGGGAAAGAACATCTGGTCGTCCTTCTTGGCGACGAGCGGGATGCCGAGGGCATCGGTGGGGTTCTGGTCACGCGTCGCGTTGACGATGACCTCGACGTTCCTCTTCGGCGGATACTTCACCTCCATCCGACGGCCGCGGTCGTCGTACGCGATGATGACGACCTGCGGGACCGTCTCGTGCGCGAACTTCCGCTTGATCTCCAGCTTGGTCAGCGTCTGACCGTAGATCAGCCGCGGAGCGTTCTCCAGACGCTGGATGGTCTGGGTCTTCGGCTCCTCGATGATGATGGTGCTCTTCTCCACGCGCGCGACGTACGCGTGCTGGATGCACAGATCCCAGATCACGTCCCAGTAGCTCTTCCCGGGCTTGACCCACAGACCCTTCTTCTTCGTCGACCGCGCGAGGCCGCCGCAGATCGGCGGTGGATCGATGCCGCGCCACTCGACGGCGAAGCGAGCCGTCGTACCCTCGGGAGCCGCCTCGTCCGCGATGGACTGAACCACGTCGTTCAGCTCACCTCCGGCCTTGATCTTGTCGCGGGCGTCCCACTCCGCGTCGAGCAGAATCGCCGTGTAGTCGCGACCCGTGAACTTGACGATGTGCTCGTCGCCCACCATGGTGGACTCGACGTCGTCGACCAGACCGCGGATCATCTCGTTACCGTCGACAGCCCACTCGCCGACGTCCAGGTTCTTCTGAGAGTCCCACATGTAGATGCGGACCGCGCCGTACGCGACCTGATCCGGGTCGAACGGAAGCTCGCGAAGGTCGAATTCGAGCTGAAACGTGTCGGCCTCGTAGAAGCCGTTCAGCCCGACGGACGCGCTCTTCGGGTCGATCTCGAAGTGGTATGGTCTGGAGTTCTTGCCACCGCGACCGTCGAAGACGATCTCCAGCTGCGCGCGGCAACGTGTCCAGAAGAGCGACCTAGGCACGGGCGCACCTCCCGCCGTCCCCGCCACGGGCACCACGGCTGCACAGCTTGCCCTGTACTGCGCGTTCTTGGGTACGGCGCGGCAACGGCCCCGTAGCGCGGGCGCGCCCGCACGCGCGTTGCTGTGCTGCTCGCGCGGTCACGCTGCGCGCTCCGGGATGATCAGCTCCTCGGTCCCGTCGAGGATGATCGAGCTGAGGTTGTTCTTGTCGTAGATGACACGCCAGTTATCGGCCGAGCCGTAGAAGCGGAGCGAGATGTGCTCGAGCGATTCACCCGTCTTCGGGTAGTAGATCGCGCGTGGCTTCTGCTTCGCCCGGGTGCGTGCGTCGATCTCGGCCTGTCGCGACATGCCGACGGTCCGCCAGAGCTGCTCGACGGTCGAGTTGTAGAACTCCGACAGCCGCATCTCGACGAGGATGTCGTCGAAGCCGGCGTTGTCCGCCGGAAGACTGTTCTTGAGGAAGTCGATCGAGCTTCTGCTCGCTGCGTTCACGCGTCTGAACGTCGACATCATCAGGAGCAGCTTCGCCTCGGTCTCCGTGTGGAAGCCGTCCTCGACGATTCCCTGGAGCCGGTCGATGGAGTCGTTGATCTCGAGCAGCTGGAGCGTGACGCCGTCCAGCTGCGGCGTCTTCAGCGGGATCGGCGGGAGGGTCGCTCCCGGCGCGTTGGTGATGGACGCGAGGCCGAGGCTGATCTTGTCCCGCTGATCGGTGACGTCGCTGACCCACTTCGTCAGCGGCTGACTGATGTTCAGCTTCGGCTTGTCGACGTGGATGATCTCGTTGACGTGCGGCGAGAACGTGACCGTCCAGCCGATGGTCGTCTGCGTGCGGTAGCGGATCTTCAGGTCGGTCAGGATGCCGATGAAGCTGAGGGCGTCCATCTCGACGCGGACGAGAGGCATCCGCGTGATCATCGACGCGAACTCCTTGAACATCGAGAGCGCGTACGTCCCGCTACTCGTCAGCACACCGGGCGGAGAGCGTCGGTTTCCCCACTTGTCATCCCACTCCCCGGTCAGCTCGAACGGCTGCCACGTCGCGGCGAGCGCGTGCTCCACGACCCTGTTCGAGCCGGGAATCTCCGTCCGGACCGTCTTCACCATCAGGTGCAGGTTGACGTCGCCCTGAGGGGACGCGTGCTCCGTACTTCGCCAGACGAACTGAACGTTCGTGTCCTCGAGCGCGCCGTTTCCAGCCTGACGCTGCTCGGTGATCACAAGCTCGATGGATGATGGAGGCTTGCTCATTGCGGTGACGACTTGAAGGCTCGCTTCGCCCGGGTGCTGGAGCGGTTCCTCCGCGCGACCATGTCGTCCATGTCGGCGAGCCAGCGGTTCGGGTCCTTCGCGGACATCTGCTGGATGTTGATGGTGATGTTCTGCTGAGGCGGCTTCGCCTGTCCGAGAGCGTCGACGTCACCGAGCATGCCGAAGGTCGCCATGTCCTGGATGACCTCCTTGATGCCCTCCTGCGTGAGCGGACCGCGACCGTTCGCGATGGCGGCGATGTTCTCCGCCATGATCTGCTGAGTGATGAGCTGACGCTGCTGGACAGACAGCTGCTCCTTCGTGACACCCTTCAGAACCTCGTTCAGTCCCTGGTCGGTCGCGTACTGAGCCAGCTGCTTCCGATACTCGAGGGTCTTGGTCTCGACCGTCAGCTTACCGATCTTGTCCGCGATGGCGGTCATGCCCATCTCGGGATCGAAGCCCATGCCCTCGAGAGCATCGCGCGCGTGCTTGAGACCCTGAGCGGTCGCGGACGACACGCTGTTGGTCTGCATCTCCGCGTTGTATCGCGCTCCGTAGCGGAGTAGATCCTGGAACATGTTCAGCTGCTGCTTCTTCATGTCCGTCGCGCCGACCAGGTTCGAGAACGCCGCGGTCCCGCGCGCGCCCTCCGCGTCCTTGTACTTGTCGTGCGCGTTCGCCATCGCGTTGTCGAGAGCCTTCACCTGCTCGGTGAGTCGCTCGTCGGCGACGATGGCCTTGCCGACCACGAATTCGTGGAGTGCCTTGCTCGCGCCCGTCAGCTTCATGAACTCCGTCGTCAGCATGTAGGACGCGGTCCCGACGCTCGAGATCGCACCGAGGTTGCCGAGGAAGCCCTTGCCAGTGACGTTCTCTCCGAGCTTTCCAAGACCGCCGAGTCCACCGATCATCCCGGAGATGGAGCCACCGAGTCCGCCGCCGACCGCGCCTGCGATCTTGATGCCCGCCCAGATCTTGCCGATCGTGATGAGGGTGTCGGCGTGATCGATGATCCACGAGACGGCGCTCTTGGCGGTCTTGAAGCCGTCGACGAGATACTGGCCGACGATCTTGCCCCACTCCTCCATCTTGCGACCGTTCTTGTCCATCCAGCCGTTCCAGCTCTTCACCTCCTCGGTGATGGCCTTGAACAGCGGCATGCCGACCTTGCCGAGCGCGATCTGAAGGTTGTCCTCGAGCGTCGACAGGACGCCGGAGAACGTCCCCGCCTGCTTCTCCGCCATCGCGGTGATCGCAGGGGACGTGAGAGCCTTCTTGAGGATCGCGATGCGCTCGGCCTGGTTCTTCGCGTTGAACTGGTCGCCTGAAAGCTCGATGCCCTTCTGAGCGAGCATCGACTTGATGAAGCGGTCTCGCTCGCCGACGCCGCCGCGCAGAGCCTGCTCGATGTCCATCGAGACGACGGCGCCTGACATCCCGAACGCCTTCGCAGCATTCGCGACGCCGAAGGTGATGTTCTCGATGTCGGTCATCTTCACGCCGACCTGGATGAGCGGTCGGGTGAGTCCCTGCGCTGTCTCGACTAACTCCTTCGTGGTCAGAGACGACTTCGCGGCCATCTGCTGGAACCGCTCGACGGAGATCGCCGCGCGATCCCACGTCTTGTCGATGCTCGCGCCCGTGAAGAGCGAGAGCATGCCGGAGATGACGGTCTTCGAGTCCTCGAGACTGGAGTTATAGTCGAGGACGAGACTCTTGATGGTCTTGAAGCCAGACTCGGCGAGGTGCGTGGCACCGAGTCCCATGAACATCTGCTTCAGGGTCGTGGTCGACTCGGCCGCCTTGCGAGCAGCCTTGTCGATCTCGCCGAGCGCCTTCCCCGCCTTGTCTTCGACGGCGTAGACGAGCTTGACTTTATACTCTTGTCCCTGAGCCATCTACCTGTCCAGATCAGCTAGCGCGTCGTTGTGTTGGTCGATGCGCTTCCGCACCTCTGCGAGGATCAACTGTCTCCGTCGGAGCGAGTAGGAGAACCACTCGTCACAATCGGGGCCACTACGCAGATGCCACGCGACGAATACCCACTCCTGAACTAACTGAGCTTCTGCGGCTCTCGCGCGATCTACTTGCTTGGGGTGGTGTCGGAGGAGCCATGGGTGGACTCCTTCTTCGGCGCGAGAGCCTTCTGAAAAGACTCACGCTCCTCGCGCGAGACACCGTTCAGATAGTCGAAGATCTCCCCGACGTACTCGCGCGTGCGAGCCGCCCACGTCAGCGACTCGAGACACGGTCCGTTGCACTTCGTCCTCACCCCGTCGACCGTGACGAAGCTGGTGATCGACTGAGCGACCATCTGCTGCCGGATCATGAGACCGAAGAGGTTGGAGTCGACCGGACGCCCGTCCGGAGGGACGCATCGGGACGCAGCTTCGACAGCGTCGTCCCCGTTCACTGCTCGCATCGTGACCTCGCTGATATCGAGGTCGCGAATCTCACTGAGGTCCACCGTTTTCGTGATCACCGTTGAGGTCCCTTCTTCAGCCGCCCGCGGAGGCGGTGTTGAACGAGCAGAAGCCCGTCCAACTGTTCATCTGATACCCGTCCTTCGGGATGCTGTCCTCGTCCATCTTCAGGACGAAGTCCCCGGAGAGGGTAGCACTGCGCGTGATGCCGCTGCCGTCTCGATACGAGTACGTGAGCGTCAGCACGATGTCGGGGAGCGGCGCCGAGTTCAGCTCCGCCTTCTGGATCGCGTCCCACAACTCCGACCAGAGGTGGTCTCTCTTCTCGGTCTTGAAGCTGACGTCCCAGCCGACGACGTCGAGGTCACCACGCGCGCGCTTCTCGCCGGTGAAGCGCTTCTTCGCGATGGTCGCGTCGGGCTTGACGCTGATGTCGTGGATGGTCGTGAACGACCCGCCGAGGCGGATGCCATCGACCCTGAGCTGTGCGCGTGCTTCCTTCGCGCGGATCTCGCCTGAAGACATGGTTCACTGCTCCGTGATGGTTGCGTCCACGCCGATGACAGCCTGGAGAAGGATCTGCTTGTTCTTGGGGATGAGGCGGGCGATCAGGACCTCGCGCTGGAGACCCTCGGCGTTCTCGTCGAGAGTATTGACGTCCTGATTGTTCTTGTACGAGTACTGCGGAACGCCATCCTCGCTCATCATGATGTAGCGCTCGCTGCGAGCGAGGTTGTCGAGGAACGCTGAGACGCTCGCGCAGCGCTCGTCGCGGTTCTTCTTCGTGTTCCCCTTGAACTGGTCGCCCTGGAGTCGCTTCGCCACGGCGTCGAGGACGAAGTCCTTCATGTAGCGGCCATCGAGGTCTCGGTTGTTGACCGAGTTGTCGCACGTCAGCGCGTTCCCGGGCAGGATGACCTCGTTCCCGGTCGAGTCGCTGTCGTGGAACATGAACGAGACACCGCCCTCGTCCAGAGCGTCGCGCACGTCCGACGCAAGCTCGAAGGCGACGCGACGGATGTAGCGCGTGAGCACCGCGTTGTCGAAGTCGCCCGGGTGGATGTCGGGGTCCGTCTGCGACAGGATGCTCAGGACCGGGAGGTACGGCTCCTCGACCATCTCCTCCTGCGTGATCGGGTCGCGAAGGAAGCAGTGGTTGAACCAGTACGAGAGGCGATCTCCCGTGTTGGTCGCGCGCTCGGTGACCGCCGCGCTGTAGTCGACGTCCTCGTCGTCCGGGCAGACGTACCAGACCTTCTGGTTCGTGGTCGCGGCGAGCGTCTCCGCCTTCGCCTTGATGTTCGAGTTGGAGCGACCGACGACCGCCGCGGCGTTGACACCAGCGTAGGCGTTGATCTTCTCCATCGCGCGATCGGCCGCGGTGAAGTCGGTATCGGCGATCGTGCCGTCCGAGCCGGTCGTCAGCGCGGTGGCGACGATGTTGTCGGGGCGACCGTTCGCCAGCTTGGTGAACGTGACCCAGACCGAGTCGTCGTCGCCGACCACGATCGACAGATTGTTGTCGCCCGCGGCGTTGATCTTGAGGTTCTGATGCTTGCGAGTCTTGCCGCCGTAGGCGACGATCGCATTGAACGCGTCGGCGTCACCGTTCGTGGCGTCCTCGATCGCGACGGTGAGTCCGTTGCCCCAGATACCCGGGCTGGACGCGTCGGCCTGGAGCACGTCCACGAGACCGTCCTTGAACGTGTGGGTCGCGACATCCGCGTCGTCGGCAGCTGCGCGGCAGATGACCAGCTTGCCCCATCGCTTGCCCTGGAGGGCGCGCCAGATATGGCCGTAGACGGTCCCGCCGTTGACGAAGTGGTCGCGCGCGCCGAACACGTCGAGAAACCGACCGTACGTCGAGCAGACGACAGGCTTGTCGACCGGACCGCGGACGCACTCGCCCGCGAGTGCGATGATCCTGTTCCGCTGACCTCGCGTCGGCGAAGGCGGCGCGCTCTCGAGCACGTAGACCCCAGGTGCGCCGATCTGGGACTCGCTCGTAATGAACCTCGGTGCTGGCATTGCTTTGCTCCTACGGTGGCGTTACGCGACGAAGAGGGTTGACGTCGTAGAACTCCGAGTCTGCTCCTGCGTCTCGATCGTACACGTCGCCGACCCTGTCCGGATCGGTCACTGGCTGAGTGACGTCGACGTCGAACTCGAGCAGGAAGTTCTTGACCATCGGGACCGCGTCTCGCGGGATCAAAAGCTCGATCTCCATCTCGAAGGAGATCCAGGCCCAGACACGCTCGCTGAACACGTACTCTCTGGTCCACTCGGTGTCGCCCATGAAGACCGCTACGGTCCACGGGAACGGAAGAGTGTAGTCTGAGATCAGCGGCTCCGGGATGGTGACCAACCATCGCGTCGGGGCTTGATCGTCGTCGAAGAAGATGCGCATGATCCGAGCTTCCATCGCCTCCCGCTGTGCTGGAAGACGACAGCCGACCCAGATGCGACCCTGACCGATGATCTTGCCGACCCGAACGAGGTACGCTCCGCCGCCGATGTCGATGTTCGGCGCGTAGCCGAGGATCGCGCGCGCTCCGACGAACGGACCGGTCTCGTCGCCCTGGATCTCGTCCTCGTCGGTGATGTCCAGCTTGAACCGATCGAGCTGGATCGCGCACGCGGGATACTCGGGCGTGTCGCTCGGGTTCGCCTCGAGCGCCGCTGGACGCTGAGCCAGCTTCAGGCGATCCTGGATCGTATCGCACATGGCGCTGACGGTCTGCCGTCTGAGGGAGAGTGCGATCATACGCCGCTCCCCGCCTTCGCCAGGATGAACAGAAGCTCCTCCTGGAAGAATTCGTACGCCTTCGGGAGTGAGTCGCGGAAGATGAACCGCCCGGTTGTGCCGACGGCTGCGATCTTCTGCGCGATCGCCCACGACGCGCCCTCGGCCTCCTGCTCGCTGAGACCCAGCTTCCGCATGCACCACGCCTTCAGAGCCTCGCGACCCTCGCGACCGACGTGATGCGGACGCGTCCCCATCTCGACCATACCGGCGTGAGGCGCCTCGTTGATGACGGTGACGTCGCTGACGACGAAGCTGTTCTTGAAGATGCCGCGGTCCGTGATGCCGAGCCGGTCCGTCTCCTCGATCAGGTACGCCTTCAGGCGATACGCGGCCGCGCGAGCGGCAATCTTGAGCGAGCCGCGGACCTTCTTTGCTTCCTCGCGAATGGCCTCCGCGACCTTCGTCGGGTCGATGGTGATGGCGGTCAAGGAGCGTCCTCCTTGTCGAGACCGCTCATCGCCGACGCCTCGTTGAGCAACAGGTACCAGTCGGTGCTGTCACCCGACTTGTCGCCCCGACGCGGGACCGGCGACGCCGCGAGCACGAACCACCTGGTCCGCTGTCGCTGTCCGTGCGCCTCGGTCAGCCGATAGGCGACCTCCGTCCTGTTGTCAGCTCTCGGGCTCAACTCGTCCTCGGTGTATCGGAGGGACACGCCGGTCATCACCACGGTTCCAGCGGCCTCGCGACCGGCCGGTCCCATGCGATCCTTCGTGTTCCTCTGAACCATCGGGGTCGGGTCCAACTCGAGAACAGATATCGTCGGTGTTCCGACGCCTCGCTCGCCGCCAGACCAGCGGCGTGTGACGATGGCGACGGTCCACGGACGAGTGCCGAGCTTCGCATGAATCTTTCGACGCACCTTGTCCACCACGCCGATCAGCTTGTCGGCGAGCAGAGTCTTGTCGAGCGTCGAGTCCTTCATGCTTCAGCCCTGGATGCCGACCGCGGTGATCGAGAACTTGCTCCCGTCATCGAGTGACGTGAGCGTCGCCTTGACGGTGCCGACCCGCTTCGGCATCCCGTTCGCGTCGCGCACGGGGTACTCGATCGTCAGGTTGCTGCCGTCGGCGAAGTCCGTCTCGTCGAACGCCGTGAGCGGAGCGTAGTTCAGGCCGTCGAGCGACGTCTCGAGAACGATGTCGAAGCCGCCCTCGCCGTCCGTACCTCCGGCGAGGTTCTGCGACACGAACTCGTCGTCGGTCGTAGCCAGGACGCTCGCCCCGGTTCCCGCCGTCTTGACCTCGATGATGGCGTCGTCCCCGACGAGAGCGCCGACCGCAGCCTCGAAGTCGGCCACGGTGGTGACGCCGTCCTTGAAGGCGAACGTCACCTCGGTACCGACCACGGTCAGTTCGCCCTCGTCGACGAGCGACCCGTCCTGGAAGGTGATGCCGATGGCGTCCCCGTCAGTGCCCGGGGAGGTCGCCTGCACGACCGTGTCGATGTTCGTGCCGGGACCCTCGAGATCGAGCGACGACTTCGTGCCGTTCGTCTGAGCGGGATCGTCGACCACCATGTTCACGTACAGCGAGATGCTGTGCATGTCACGACAGTCGACGGCAGCGACGTCGTTCACCGAGCTGAGTAGACCGTCCTCCGCGTCGTTGACGAGGAGGGTCGCGGTCCGTGTGATGATCTTGCCGTGCATGACGGCACCTCAGCGGTTCGACCGCAGCGAGCCGGCCGCGGTCATCGTGTACGTCCCGTTCCCGCTCGAGCCCGACAGCTCGCACTTGATCTGCTTCGCGTGCGTCGGCATCCCGTTGCCGTCGCTGAGCGTGATCTCGATCGCCTTGTTCGCGCCAGCGGCGAAGTCACCCTGAGCCTTCGACGCGACCGGGGCGAAGTTCACGCCGTCGACGCTCTTCGTGACGGTCAGCGTGCAGTTGCCGTCGTCGACGATCTGGTTGAGGTAGATGGAGATGTGGGACATCTCCGAGACGTCGACGACCTGCGTGTCGCCGTCCGCCGCCATGACGCCGACGTCCGGGTCGGCCGCCTCGACGGTCTGGGTCGCTGCCTTGACGATCATTCGCTGCATAACGCTTCTCCTGTGCTGTGGATTGGTGCGCCCTCGCCCCTTGCTCGGGCGTCAACGGTGGTAGAACCGCCCTCCCGCAGGGCGAGGGCGCTAAGTGAATCTCTTCTCGCTCGGGTCCTGCGCGTAGAAGCCGCCACCGTCGCGAGCGTTACTGCTGGAGCTGAACACGTCTCCGTCGATGGAGATCTTCGTGTAGCGCGCGAGCTGGTTGACGTAGCTGCGTCCGAGACGCCATAGGTGCTCGAGCGTGTAGTGAGCGCGAACCTTGATGCTGCCGTCCTCGACCGCGGCAGCGAGAGCGATGGTCTCGTGGATCTCTCGCGCGACGTCGTCCATCTTGGAGAGCAGATCGCGGATGATGAAGCCCGCGACCTCCTCCTTGGAGTCGAGCGAGTTCAGCGAGCGCATCGCTGGACCGTTGTCCTCGAATACGGAGTACCCGAGGTAGAACAGCATCTTCGTCTTCTCGGTCGGGGAGAAGGCCACGGTCAGTCCGCCTTCGCCTGGTTCCCGAGGCGCGCGATGGCGCGCTTGTCCGTGACCGGGACGACCATGTTGTTCGTCAGAAGCTCGATCGTCGACGGGACAGGGTCCGCGTCGGGACGCATCTTCTTGTTGACGGTATAGCTCTTGTGGAGATGAACCCTCTCCTTGGGAGCGAGCTTGTATCGCACGCCTTCGATCTCGAAGCGCACGATGCTACCGGAGATGTTCACCACCTCCACGCTGTTGGTCTCACTGTTGATCGCTGGCATCTGAGTCCTCCGTTGGTTGATCAGGGAGCTAGGACTATCCGCGACGCACACCGGACGGCAGTCGCGGACAGACGCTAGATCACCGATCAGGACTCGATGCGAGTCGCGAGATCCTTGATGAGGAAGTGCGCGTTCGGACGCGTGACCTTCAGGCCGATGGTCGCGTCGATCATCCACGCCTCGAAGTTACCAGCGCTCGGGAGAGCGATGATGTTCGCGACGAGCGGGACGTTCGCCCCGGGCGGGAGGTTGAAGAAGTCCTGACCCTGCTCCTGCGGCGTCCCGGCGAGCGGGACCGTCGCCATGATCTTGCCGCGGGCGATGCGCGCCGGAGCGGTCGGCAGGTACTCCATCGCGATGCAGTCATCGCAGAAGAACCCGAGGTAGCCGGCGGGAACCGACACGTCCTTGAACACGGGGACGCCGTTGATCTCGACGGCGTGGAAGCCCATGGACATCGTCAGCTTCTCGCCGCGGATGTAGACCTCCTGCAGGATCCGGCGCTGATCCGACGGAAGCTCGCAGAGCTGACGCCAGATGTTCGCCGTCGTCACGCCGAAGGTCGGCGTCTTCGAGGACGCGTTGAAGACGTACTCGAAGCCCTGCTCGATCAGGCTGAGGTTGACGGCGCGCGGGATGCCGCCGTTCGCCAGCGTGATGCCCTGGACCTGCGAGTACGTGCCGCGGTTCAGCGTACCGGCGTACGTGCCGGACGCCGACAGCGGACCGCCCGACCCCATCGTCAGGCCGAACAGCTTCTGCGGCGAGCCAGATCCGTCGCCGGACCAGACGTCGACGTTGACCTTCTCGGCCGCGCGCTCACGGGCCTGGGTCATCTTGAACGCCCACGTCGAGCCGAGTTCGGTGCGCGAGAACTGCGCGCCGTCCTCCGCACGACCCGTGATCTTGAACGCGTCGCCGTACTCGGCCCACGGAAGGGTCGCGAGCAGCTCCGTGTCGGCGTTGAACGTCGAGACGGTCTCGCCCTCGTCGAAGACCTGGCCGGTCGCGGTACCGACCGACACGTCCCACGCGAGGTTCTTGCCCATACCCGACTCCTTGCGGATCAGGTTGGTCGTGACGTGCGAGCGGTTGTACTGCTTGACGACCGCCTGGCGGATGAACTGCTCGAGGGCAGGGTTCAGAAGACTGGTATCGATAGTTGTCATGGCCTCCGGCTCCGGTGTTGAAGAGTGCTCCTAGCGAACGGCCCGTGACGCAGGACCATGCGAAGCGCTCTTTAACGCCGAGCCGGCGAGCCTCCCTCAGCGCTCCACCTTGCGCCTCAGGAGTAAAGTTTGCTGTCTAAATTTTCCACTAACACGGCGTTTGCGGCGCCGCAAGAGTGATCTGGTGGAATCGTCGTTATCGCTGCTGGCTGATCGAGCCGGAGATGATGGCCCCGAGCTGATCGTAGGTCATCGGTCCCTTCTGACCACCGTCGTCCCCCTGACCGCCGCGACCACCCGACCCGCGAGCCTCGCGCGGCGGAGCGACCTCCTTGCCGAAGTCCGACTTGGTCCACGCGACCACGCCGTCGGTGAACGGCAGCACGTCGTCGCCGTCTCCCTTCCAGAGCACCTTGCCAGTGTCCGGGTCGCGCGTGACGTGCTTCGCGTGCAGCTGGTCGACGACCATGTCGATCAGCGACGGCTTGACCTTCCCGCTGAGAGCAGTGACGAGCATCTGCCGCTCCTCGGTCTTGGCGCGAGCGGTCTTCTCGTCCTCGGCCTGCTTCTTGAACTTCTCCGCCATCTCGCGAGCGTCCTGCGCGTCCTTCTTGATCTTGGCGATCTCGGCAGCCATCTCGGGAGGCATGAACTTCCCGTCCTTCCCGCGCGCCTTGTCGCTGCCACCCTCACCGGGCTCGCCCTCCTTCGTCTTCAGCTGCATCGTCTCCGACAGCTTCGTCGTCATCTCTTCGAGCTTTGCTCCGAGCGACGTCTCGAAGTTCTTCATCAGCTTCTTCTCGAGCCGACTGTCCCGCTCGCCCATCGCCTTGTGGAAGAGCTTGTTGAACTTCTCCGTGAACGCCTTGTCCTCGTCCCCGTCATCGCCGCCCTCGCCACCGCCAGATCCGCCGCCCTCTCCGGCGCGCTGAAGGAGCATGCGCGGACGACCGAACATGCCCAGGTGATACGCTCCAGATCCGTTCCTCTTGATCCTCATACGTCTTTCTCCTATCCCGCTGCTGTTGAGGGAGCGACCCCCGAAGCGCTCCACCGTTCGTGCCATGGGACGATCGAACACCGATCGTTGGGGTGCAGTGGTGGACCCTTGATGCCACCCTTGAAGTTCTTGTCGTAGTCGACGACCTGCTCGTCGAGGTCGTAGCAGAGCGGACAGACGCGCATGTCGTTCGCCGCGTCCCACATCTTCTTCCACCCTGGGTCGTCCTCGTTCAGCTGCTTCATCGACTCGAGCTGGTTCTCCGTGTACGCGTTGACCATCTCGGTACGGACGAGCCGCTCGGCGTCGGCCTTGTTCCTGAAGAACATCGAGTCGGCCATGCCGTCCGCGACTGCGGTCGCGCCGCGCTTCGCCGTAGCGGTGTAGCGACCGCCGAGCAGACGCTTCGCCAGCTGGTCGATCGACTCGCCACGGATGACGCCCGTCGCTAGATCGTTGCGGATACGCCGACCGACGTCGCCAGCGTAGCGCTGACTCCGGTACGCGTAGCGACCCATCATAGTGCGGTCCACGTTCGTCAGGACCTTAGCGACCGGGATGCGCAGCGAGCTAGCCGCGCCGGCGAACCGACGCTCTCCCTCCTCGACCATGCGCCGAAGCTTCTCGATGCTGATGCGTCCGGTCTTCGCCGCTCCGCCCCTCAGCTCGCGCACGGTCGCGCGAGGCAGATCCTCCTCGGCAGTCTTGATGGCGTCGTCCAGCTGCACGACCAAAGCTCGATGCTTCTGGAGCGAGTACTCGCTCGCCGGATCCTCGCGCTTCAGGAAGTCCTTGAGCGCCTCGGCGACCTCCGAGCGGATGTCGTAGAGGACCGGCAGAACGTCCTCCAGCTCCGGGTCGGACAGGTCCATGACCGCGCGGCGATTCTCCGCTATGGCGGAGCGAAAGCTCAAGGGAACTTTCTACCCATCGGCTTCTTCGGAGGGAACGGCTTCTTCGGACCGCTCGCGCCGAACGGCGGCTTCTTCCCGAACGGCGGCTTCGCACCCGGCTTCTGGCCGAACGGCGGAGCACCTGGCTTCGCGCCGAACGGAGGCGGCTGACCGTCCTTCGGCGGAGCGTTCGGGTCGGCGCCGAACGGCGGCTCGCCGAAGCCGGGCGGGATCTCGGGTGCAGTCAGCTGGTCCTGCGTGATGGACTGGCTCAGCTCCTCCTTGATCTTCCGCTTCGTCTCGGAGTCGATGCTCTCGCCGAGATCGGCGACGGCGATCTGCCACTTGCGCTCGATCTGGTACGTCGCCGACGGGATGTCCAGCGTCTCGACGAGGACGCCGCGGTTGACGATCGTGTCCGCGTCCGTCACGTCGAAGTGCTGATAGCCGACCATCTTGGGCGGCTCCTCCGTGTCACCGCGACCGTCAGCGAGTAGCTCGACCGTGTGGTTCGCGAGCGTCACCAGCTTCTTGCCGATGGCACCGAGCACGATCTCCTGAGCGACCGAGTCCTGTCGCTTACTGTCGCCGGAGCGGCGGATCATAGCGCCCGACGTATCCTGGGCGAGCGCCATCTGGGCGACGATGCGGAGGATGGCGTCCCTGATGTCCTGAAGAGCGTTGCGACCGGCCTCGGCTCCGGCCATGTTCGGCCCGACGAACTCCGCGCGGTCCTCGGCTCCGCGGACGTGCACCTCGCCCGGGGCGCGCACGCGCTTCGCTCGGTTCGTGTCGGTCTGCGCCTCGCTGACCATCGTGTCGATACCGGCGATCTCCGGACCGAGGAATTCGTACAGCTGCTGATAGTAGAACTGCGTCCACTGGAAGGACTCGCCGTTCTGCCGGTTGAAGTAATTCCTGCACAGCGACTCGATGATGTCGCCGATGTGGAGGTGCGCCGAGTCCTCGAGACACAGGTCGAGCCTGACCCACGGGACGCGACCGAACGTGTGATCGCCCGACGACGCGGGCATGATCGGCGTCTCGTCGTTCGGCATCTGCTGATTGCGTTTCTCGATCAGCTCGTACCGCGTCCAGGTCTTGTCGTCCCAGATGGTCCAGACGTGCTTCTTCGTGTCGCGCAGCGCGGACGGATCGTCGGCGCGCACCTCGCACGAGTACGTCCGGACCCAGAGGATGCGACCGTCGTGCTCCTCCCAGTCGGTGACCCGCTCGGTGGACCACGGGACGAGATACGCGCGGAGAGCACCCGACTCCTCCTGCTCGGCGAGCGACGTCGGCAGCTCGTCGTCCGGCTTCGGCAGATCGGCCTGGAGCCATCCCCATCCAGTCACGAGAGCTTCCACGGCGACGTCCCGGATCACCTGATCCAGCGAGCGGTGCGTGGAGCCGTCCTCACTGAGAGCGGTGGCGTTCTCGATCAGGTCGTGCCAGTAGTCGTCGATCTTCTCTTCGACCAGCTTGATGGTCGGCTTCGGAGGCTGAGGCGGTCCACCGAACGGCGACGGCGGGACCGGAGGCTTCGGCGGGAACGGCGGCTTCTTGTCCGGAGCGTCCTCGGACTTGGGATCCTTCTTCGGGTCCGGTTTCTCCTCGTCGTCCTTCTTGGCGAACGGGTTCTCGCCCGGTGTGGGCGGCTTCGCGACCTGCTCGTCGTCGTCCGGCTTCTCCTCGATCGTCTCGATCTCCTGGAGGATGCGGATCGGGTCCTGAGCCAGACCAGCGCTGATCTGGTTGATGACCTGAGCGAAGATGTTCTCGTAGAAAGCTCGCTTCCGACGCTCGTCGTATACCAGAGCCTTCTCGTGAGCGTACTTCGGCATCACCTGCTGGAGGACGTTGTCGTCGCCGAGCAGGTACCTCCCGCCGCGATAGAGAGCGTGCAGGATCTTGACCCTGTTGAGGTCGAGTCGCGGATGGTTCTGCTTCAGTCGCTTCAGCAGGATGCCGGGCTTCTCCGCTGGCTGCGTCGGTAGGTCGAGGGCGAACGTATCCATGGACTAGACCTCCACGTCTCGTGGTATGCCGTGCTCGTCTCGCTTCGCGTCCTCGAGCGAGCAGGTCTCGCGGACGACGTATGGCTCGTTCCCCGGTGTGTGGTTCGGCGCGTAGGGACGGGAGCCGTCGATCTTGAAGAACTCCATCGCCTCGTGCGTCTCGACCAGCACGATCTGGTCGAAGAGCCACCGTCGCCACGACGCCTCGTTGTACGACGCGGCGGGAACGATCATGTAGTGGTTGACGACGAAGCCCTGGGACTCGTCGTAGCTGTTCGGGACGTTGATGCTGATGACCAGGGTCATGCCCTGAGAGTCCTGACCGCGGTCGAAGTCATCGAGCAGTTCGAAGAACCATCCGGCCTTGTACCTCAGTCGGCTTATCAGCGACCGAAGGGCGAGCGGATACGGAGCCGTCTGCTTGATCACGGATCGCCCACCAGAACGTCCAGCTTGTTGTAGTGAGCCGCCATGCGCAGCTCGCCCGCGCGACGGCGGTCCACCTGATGCGACTCGGGGATCTTGTCGACCCGGATGCAGATCAGGTTGTCGCCGACCGTGGACGAGCGGACGATGATGGGGATGCCATTCCAGAAGCCCACGACGTCGGCTCCAGTGCGACCAGCGATGACCGGTCGCTCCATCTGGATCTCGCACGCGAGCGTCCCGGGATGGGCGTCCTTCAGAAGCTGGAGGATCACCCGCGGGCGAGCGACGAAGGCGAAGCCGCCCGACCGAGGATCGCGTCCGAGTTTGGCCTTCATCTCCTGACAGAGCAGTTCGAGCTTCGTGCGATAGTCAAGTTTCTGTCGATCGAGTGTGTCCATGCGATCGACACCCGTAACGGACCCGATCTGGGAAGGGACTGGCTTGAGTGGGTCGCTCATCGTGGCTCCTTGATGCTGACTCGCACGCGTACGCGCTCGCCCCGACGCAGGATCAGCGCGACGCGCTCGAAGAAGTTCGCCGCCTGCTCGTTGTCGGCCAGCTCGATCTCGATCTCCGCGCTCTCCAGATCGGTCCGCGTGCGAGCGACGACCGGAGCGGCGGATGCGGTGACTTCCTCGCACGCGAATTCGCTGACGTCCTTGAGACGCTCTGCCGTGTCCGTCATCACATGCCTCCCGCGGCGTAGTCGTCCTGGGTCGTCTTCGGCGCGCCGCGATAGAGCACGTTCCACGCGTGCGCGATCGCGTCCACCTGATCGTCGTGCTTGTCGCCGGCTCCGGTGAAGAGCCGCATCTCGTCGATGAGACGGTCGGCCCACGGAGTGTCCATGGGAACGAGGATGCGACCCTGATTCCACGCAGCGCTCGCCGGCAGAGCGCGCGTCAGCTTGTCCTTCGTGCCGACGTCGATGTCGTAGACCCTGAGGGTCGGGTCCATGCGACGGAGGGACTGAGGGACCGCCTTGAAGCCGCCGATCGCCTCGCACGCGACCATCAGCCTGTACTGGAGCTGAAGGCGTCGCGCGATGGTGATCAGCTCCGGGATCTCGCACTGCGTCCGGATCAGGTCCACGATGTACATCGTCGAGCGAGCGCCGAACCCCTCGATCGCACAGACCGCGAGGACGGAGTAGTCGGCGGACGTCTTAGCCGTCGCCGCCGGGTCGATGGCGATGCACCCTCGCTTCCCCGTCCAGGTGAACTGCGACTTCTCTCCGGTCTTCTTGTCGTCGTTCAGTCGGAAGCGAGCCGGCTCGTGGAACACCGCGCGACCGATCGGGCGCGGACGACCCTGGTACATCGCCGCCCAAAGATGCTCGCCGATGGTCTCGCGGATCTCGATGAGGTGACCCTCGTGGCCGCACATGCCGGGACACCGGTCGTAAGGATACTTCTCCGGCCACGCGACCTCGTCCATCTCGCGACCGAGGATGTCCGGGACGGAGTCGCAGACCGTCGGGATATTGATGTACTCCCATCCGAGGTCCTTCGTCAGCCACCCGATCAGGTCGTCCTCAGACCACCTGGTGTGCAGGACGATGACACTACCGCCCTGGAGACGCGTGAACGCGATCGCCTTGAAGCGCTCCTTGACCGCGTGGTTGATCGCCGGGCTTCGAGCTTCCAGCTCATCCTTGTACGGATCGTCGTAGATGATGAGACCCGGGACGCGCTGACCCGTCAGCTTGCCGCGCGAGCCAGCTGCGATGACGCCACCGTCCCACGACGTGTACCAGTGACTGAGCGCCGTCCCGCTCAGCTCGATGCCAGCGTCCTCCGCGTACTCGCGGCACGTGCCGCTCTTGTCCATCGCCTGCTGATTCGAGTACGTCACGTAGGCGCACTGGTCAGCCGGACTCTTGCTGAGCCACCACGCGAGCAGACGGAGCAAGATCGTCGTCTTCGCGTGACCGGGACCGACGCTGATGCACAGACGGATTGGCATCACTCGAGCGCGCTCGACGGCATCGAGCACGGGGAGCAGATGCTTCGGACACGGCTCGTCCGGCCAGACGCGCTTGATGAACTCCGCCGCGCTCTCTCCGCCGACCAGCTGCTCGAGGTTCTGCAGAAGCTCCAGCTGCTCGTCCGGCGATAGCAGGTCGATGTCGGACAGGTCGAAGCCGAGAGCGTCGCTCATCGCTTGTTCAGCCTCAGTCCTGTCAGTGCCTCGTCGACGCGTGCGCGCCACTCCTCACGCGGGAACGCTCGAGCGTACAGGAGCGCGATCGTCTCACCGACGCCGAAGCCACCGCGACAGCCACCCTCGATCAGCGCCTGCTGAGGACCGTAGACGGCAGCATAGACCTCGTACGCAGCGAGATAGACCTTCCTCGGGATGACGCCGCTGCGGTGACAGCACTCAGTCTGCACCGGATGCGTCTTGATGTCGCTCACCGACGCACTCTCCTGAATGGTCGAGCGAGTCGATGCCAGACGCGAGCCCACCACGCTCCGTCCCACTCCACGTCACGATACCGCTTGTCGTTGAAGCCCTCGCGGGACACGACCAGGTCGAACGTGAACCATCCGCCGTGGGTCGGGTCCTCGACCCTGAACCTGACAGCCTCGTAACTGCGACGGTCGTAGTGCTTCTTGATGGTGACCATCGACCACGTCTTCATCGACCGCTCCCGTTCTTCTTCTTCTCGGGAAGCGACGAGGCGATGTCGATGACAGTCGCAGCCTTCAGTGACCGCTGCTCTGCGCGGAGCCGCATGGTGTCTGCGAGCTGGGCGATCCGCTCGCGCACGCCGGACGTGATCTGCCCGGTGTATGCGCCTCCGGAGTTGACGTTGACCTGGGTCAAGTTGACGTCGGGCGACGTGAGACCGTCGAGCTTCGCCACCGAGTCGAGAGCCTTGACTGCCGGGAGGAAGTCGCCGCTCGCCATCGCGGCTTCGAAGACCTCGAAGTACCGGACGCGCAGATGGTCGCGGCGGATCTTGGTCTGCGCGACGGTCTGGGACTCGAGCGCCCACGTCTGCCGAACCATCTGCATCAGCTGGTTCAGCATGTCCTTGTCGACGCTGTACTCGCGCATCGCCCAGTGGCGGATGGAGCTGAAGCTGTGACCAGCGAGCATCAGACGCTCCAGCTCCTCGACGAACTGCTCGACCGGAAGCTCCGGAGCGGGCTCGTCCTCGATCGCGGCGAACGGATCCTCGTCTAGCCCTGCGAACGGGTCAACCGGATCCTTCGGATCGTCGGCGCTCACTACGTCCC